GGGCATTCCGAAAGAATACGTGAAATTGACATAGTGATGTAGTTTGTAGAATTACCACCGATTGTCAGGCTGATGGCTGCGCCTACTTTGCCCCGTTAAGTTGTGGCTACACTACATCATCATAGTACCGCAAAGATAGTGAATCTTTTACAAAACAAAAAAGCCCACACAATTAGTGCAGGCTCTGAGTTATTGGTTGATTAATTATGGTAAATCTATCTTGCCGAAGAATGGCTTGTCGCTTACTGACCGTTTGCCTTCACAACTCCATAGCTGCCTCGCCCACCAATTAGCAGATCCACGAGGCGAAGGAATGCCCGATGATCGAGCGCAGTAATTATTGCCAGCATCAGTGCCGGGATTGATTCGATAGCCGGAAGCCCCGAAGTGAATCTCTGTGCCATCTTCGGCAACAGCCTTATACTTCTTGCCCTCTCGGTCTGAAGCAGTAACATTGAAACCTTCGTATAGTGGCATAGTTATTTTGTAAAGAATCGTGGGTTGATGCCTTTCATCTTCTTGTTGTCAGAACTTTCAAGACTTGGCACGAATGCGCCCTGCTTTGTCATTCGCTGCCCTGCCGTTGGGTTCTTCATAACTATCCCTGCTGCTGATGCCTCCTGAATTAAAACATCAGATAAGTTAAGGAATGATCCTGCCTTGTCCTTGCTTTTCAATCTCTCACCACTTGCCTTGTCTTTAACGATAAAGCTACCATCATCCTCTAAGTCGATGGCATACTTCTCCCCGATGCTCGCCTTGAATCCTTTAATCGTAAATTCATTAACAGTAGGATCAAGTTTGATGGCAGATAACTCACGCTCAAAAGTCATATTGATCTTGCTCTGCTTGTTATCTTCTGCCGTCTTTAGTTTGAATTGCTCAAACTGCGCCATCGCCTCTTGTCTGGCATTGTCAACATCGGTCAATTTCTTTTCAAGTTGCTTGTGCTTCTTTTCCCACTCCTTAACCAACTCATCAGATCCTTCTTTGGATGCCCTTTGCTGCCACTCTTCTTGCTGCTTCTCATAGTTCTCTCTTGCCCGATCTGCTGCCAAGCGGATCACATCCTGCGCTTTCTTATCCTTGAAATCTTCTTCGGTTAGTGTAACTCCGAAAGGCTCGAATGCTCTTTTAGCAACCTGATGGATCGTGCCGTTGATCTTGCCGATCTTCTCATTCAATTCCTTTGAGTTAACCCATTGGTCTTGGAATTTATCCTTCGCTTCTTCGAGGCTTTCTGCTTCGCTTAGGTTTAGGAAGTTCACTAATTCCATCGCCTCCTCTGGTTTCATTGCCATAAATATTAGGTGTTTTAATTGTTTGCAGTTTTAATTCTCTGCCGCCTTTCTTAATCAGGTGATCAGCCAACACATCAGATGCGTTGATAATCTTACCTTCGGCAGTGATCATTATTTTCATCAATCAAAGGTAATAAATATTTGATTCTGCAATCAATCTATAAAGCCCTCAGCCCTCGCCCTTGCCTTTACTGATTCGGGTACTTTACGATCAGGAATTGGGATCAGGTAGTGCCTGCAATTCCAACCACCAACAAAGGTAAATATTGACTTGCTATCTGTGCCATCGATCCTGCCTGCCCAACTTCCATCTCTGATGTCATTGATTCCTGCGCTATTCTTCCCATCGCCCCAAGCCTCGATCTCGCCTCTGTGATAAATACCACCTTCACGATGTTCGCAGAATGGTCGTGTTGTGTCGATCTCTCCACCAAGATATTCAAACCATTCAAGCCCAAGTTCTGCGTTAACCGCTGCCGAGTAGCTGCGATCCGCAACCGCCTGCGCTGTGGTGGCTGTTGTTTTAATATTAGCCAGTAGCCTGCCATCATTCGCTTCAGTACCTACCACCAATCCTTCCAAAGCATTAACGGCTTCTCTCAGTGGCGCACGTGCTGCGATGTTGGTGGTTAGCTGTTCAAGGAATGGCTGCGTGAATCTTTGATCCAAGCCACTGCCAAAGAATGCGTTGATGGTATTCTGTTTTGAGATCTGGAGTAATTGCTTCTGCGCTTCTGTTGGTTCAAAGGATGACTCAAAAGTGCGAGCAATATCATCGGTCAGGACCACTCCCTTATCAATCGAATCTAAGAAGTCTTTAACGGCTTGGCGATACTCGCCTCCTGCCAGAACTTTTTTAAGTTCGTCCGAGATCAAACCAATGCGCCTGATGTTATCTTCAGTCTGTTCGATGTTACCATTTGCATCAACATCCATATCTTCCAACAAAGGCTTTAGCTTTCGCCACGCCTCTGCCTGAGTCTTAATGGCTGCCGTTGCAAGCCTTTCAGGTACTTGCTCAAAGAGTTTAATCTTTGCCTTTACAAGTTCATCAAATGATGCCATTCAATAGGTCTTGCTGTGCTTGTTGGATAGGATCTAACTTAACCGCCACCCGATCAGATGCCAGCCTGTTAAGTGCTGCCACTTGCTCGCTCATAGGCAAGTCGATAAATCTCTGAGCCGTTTCAGTCGGGATAAAGTTCCTGATCAACTCCATTATTAACTGAGGTGCTGAGTGGTGGATCACATCTTGATAACGCTCAACAGTTCCGTTGGCGATTCTCGCCACAATGTCTGCGCTGCTCATTAGTAACAACTCATCGGCATTGATGATCAAGTCATAAACGGCAGATGTTTCTTCATCGGTGTAGTGGATGGCTCTGATGTAATTGTAAACATTGGAGAACGTGATCGATGGTGGTACTCCTGCCTTAACCCCTTCGCTGATTACAGCCAAGTAATCCGATGGTGTGCTAATGTCGAATGATGTTGGATAGACAAGGTTAACCCCTCCGAACTCCTGACCATAACGCATCTTGCCAATCGTTACAAGCATAAACTCATAAAGATTGAATAGCTGATCTGATACAGGCTTGATGAACGCATACAATGATCTTAGCTTATTCAATGATCCTGTCGCAGTAGAAGCCTCGCCAATCGTTCCTGATTCATCTGATGATGGTAGGTGCAAGATCCTTCTTGACTTCGCCATCTGATGCTCAATTTCCAATCTTAGGAAGTTGAGTGTGTCCATAGGTGGTGAAACAAACTTTAGGTACTCGCCACTTAACGAACTATCTCCATCGCTTAATGAAGTCTTAGGCTTGATCAATAGCATACCAGTTGGTGAGAATCTTGACTTCACGCCCGATCCTGAGCAACTGCCACAAGTACGATAGCCACCATTGATAGGATCAAAGATCTGCCCATCTTGGCATTTGTTACCTTCCCGATCTACGAACTCGCAAATATCACCGAGCGCAACCATAAACGGGAACGCTGATGTTGCCTTGCTGATTTGTAGATAAGACTCATCAAGGATCACCTGATCAAGCAATGGCACTGCCGTAATGAATGGCGATTGAAAAGCAATTTCATTGCCGATTAACTGAGGCATCCCCTCCAACTTATGACAAGGCACATAGCCAAGATTATGTTGGTAGTAAAGTTCTGGTTCGCTGAATTGCAGATCCGACTTCTTGCCTACTTGATAGATCTTGTAGATCGCCATCGTGTCGTAAAGTTCAAGAACGATACCACTGCGCTCGCTCTTGCTGCCAACCTTAACCTCACTATGGTCATCAGTGATCACAAGATAGTATTCACCAAACCTTTGCCCTACAATCTTCTTACAGTTGTAATACTCAGGCATTGGCTTTATCAGGTCATTGCTAATCACCTCATCCCCATTATCATCTTCAAAGGTTTCAACATCAGTCGGCTCGATGGCTATGATGCCATTAGGATCGATCAACTTCAATGTCGGGATCAATGTCTTGATCAGCATCTCTAAAGAGCCGAACTTCTCGATCTCCTCATTGACATACTTCTCAAAGGTGTCATTGCCAAAGATTGGATTCACTTCTTCAGAATAACGGATCGACCAATTCTGATCTGCGAAAGCCCTACTGATTGTTGCCTTGAAATCTTCAAACACTGACAGCGTTGTAGGCTTGTAGTTCGCCTTAATGTATGCTGCCTGTGCATCGGTTTGGTTTGGCGCACGAACGCTCAACAGATGCGCTGGATAGATGTCAGGGCGAGTGTGCGGAAGGATGCTGTCATACATCTTCGCAGCATAGTTGTAGCCATCCCAATACTCAGGATATTGTGTAACGCCTACACGCTCTTTCGTTATTGGGTTGATGGGTGATCGTGCTTGCGCCATCTCCCAACCCTTATGATGATAGACAAACTTGTTGACTATCTTATCAATTTCTTCGATGCTTAGTGCCATTACGCTACCCCTTTAGTAGATGGTTTGTCTATAATGTTAGAGCCACAGCTCTTAGTTCTGCAATAGTTCGGTTTCATATCAATTCAATTAGTTGTTGATGTTTTGATTGGAGGTAAAGCATATGATTTACTTCATCCTTCCAGAGTGCATTTGCTTGGATCTTTTCATCATCAATGTGCTGGCAGATGTCATTAGGATGTGAAAGCAAGAACATATCAATACCATTCTTTGCACAGTGTACAGCCATCTGCATATCATTGTAATTAACACGATCAAACTCCATCTGCCTAAGGTTAAGCACTTGCTCATTCCAAATTGACAAGCCAAGACCAAGTCGATGGCATTTAACATCTTTATCAAAGTTAGTCCAAGATTCTAAATCTGCCCAACCCTTGCGATACTCTTGATTGTTTAGGTATTTGAATCCCCAAAAAGAACAGATAGCATCAGCATTTCTGCGAAGCCCATCTAATGCTATTTCAATGTATTTAGGTGAGGCAATAAAATCATCATCAATTATTAGGTTGATATGATCACCGCAGTTCTTGATTCTTTCAGCAGCCCCTTTGTTGGTTGTGTTGCGAACATAGTTAATCTCAATCGCACTCTTAAAAAGATGATCGAATCCCTGCAATATTACAGTGATCAAATCAGGCTTAACAGTTTGCCTATTGAGTGAATCAATAAGCCTCTGTGCCACGCTGATGCGATTAATTTGAACTGCTATGTTAACCTCTATGCTCATTCTATTGTTATCGTTGAACCAATGCTAAACCTCTGCCCTCGCTTGTGTTGAGTGTGATTACATTGTACTTGTAGTGCTTTGCGTATTTAATTAAGTCCGCAACATCGCCCATATGAATAGCATCGTGGTAAGCTATAACGCCAGTCTTTGAAATGATACGCTCAACTTCTTTGAACTCAGGCAATATGTTAGCCCACGAATGATCGCCATCAACAAAGATCAGATCAAAGAACTCATCTTCAAACTGACTCATCACATTGATCGACTTGCCTATTAATAAATCAACCACAACACCTGACTTTTTTAGAACGTGCTTGCGATAGTTTGTGATGTCATTGCCTACATAGTAGCTACCGTTTGGCATTGCCTCAATCATCTTGATAGATGTTTCACCCTCAAACACTCCGATCTCTAACACTCGCTTTGCCCCCGTCATTGAGATCAAGGCAGCAAGGAAATCAGCTACATCAACTTCGCTATTCCAACCGTGCCTCTGTGGCTGTGGTTCTGCTGTTTGTGGTTCGATTGCTTGAACTTTTTTAGGTCTGCCTTTCTTTGGCTTATCTTCTTGGATCTGCATACTTGTTATCGGTGATTCTGTGAATGAAATATTTATGTTGCTTGCCTTCGTCCTTCATCCAAGACTTTAGCAATCGATCCATCCAATCAATGTAAAAGGTTGGAGTGAATCCCTTACCTCCATAGTAAGACTGGAAGTAGTATTGATCTGTAACATCGCCAAAGGATAAGCCCCTGACCATTGCGAAGTGAATGTAACCGATCTCTGCCTTGCCGTTGTTTCCAACTTCAGTAACGGCAGGATCAAGCCCTAACTTCGCCAATGCACAATTCATATACAACTCATCAGGCTGACCGCCTCCCCACTTGCTGCGTAGCTTGTTCAATGGGATCGGGTTATTGATTAAGTAATCTTGTGCAATCTTATAGAGTGCCAATGCCTTAGCTGACTTCTCAATGTATTGAACCGAACTGTTAATGGCTGGCAATACTGTTGACTCATCAAACTTGTAATGCTGCCAAATGTCATCGGCATAAGCCCACTGCATTGAGTCAATCTTGCGCCCTTGATCGATTGTGTGATAGCCTACCGTATGGCTTGCATAAGGCTTGCCAAGTGCTACCAACTCATCTATCATTGGCTGAATGTCTTTTAGTGCCACAGCATCCACGTCAAGATAGATGTTCTTGTCGTATGGAAGGTAATCGTAAAGATGCACCTTCGCCTTTGCTGGATCTAATTTCTTGTTGGTGTATAAGTGATCCTTATCAATTTCAATGAAGGTATCAATCACCTCGTAAAGATCACCGCAATACTTGTCAGCATCCTTCCTTGATTCGATCAAACAAGTGATCTTAATATCTTTATTGAATCGCTTAATTGAATATGCTAAGTTGTAGGCTGCCCAATAATATTGCGGTCTGCCAAACGCCATAAGCACCACCCCGATAGAGGCAGTGCTTTGGCTTTGTGGTTGTGTTGCCTCTGTCATTATCCAAAGATACCAGCAGGAGCAGGATACTGTGAAGGAATGTTTTTATCTCTCCACGAAAATGTTACCTCATATCTCTGAAGTTCGTTGTTCTGCTCAGGAATGATGAAGTTAGCCGATGAAGTGATACCAACAGAAGGATTGATATAAACAACAGTTCCCGAATCGCAAAGGAACGCTAAGATCCAAGAGATTCGTCTATTGTTGACATCATTCCAGAAGGTGTTATTCTCATCAGTTACGTTAGCATCGTACAATGTCGCAGTACGATCCTCGTTAATTCTGATTGGTGTTCCGCAGCCGATAGGCGAGTCAACGGTTACTGGCGATCCAGCAGGAAGGGCGAAGCGAATATCCTCAATGATCTTGGCAGTGCCAGCATCAATCAAGGCTTGTACTTCAACAGCATCCGATGGATCTACTAATTCCGTTCCACACGCTCCGACCAAAATTGCTGACACCCCGCCTAACTTGTAATCGTTACAGTTGACAAGATTGTGATCCAGCAAAGAGGAATCGCAATATGATACGCATCCCATAGTTTTGTAGAGTTTATTGTTCGTTAATGCCGATTCAATAGGATGGCATCAGAAGTCCTACGTCTATGATGATGATTGCAAATTTACAAAATTATTCTTGAAATAAATTATTCAAGTCCTGAGTGATGATTCGATTATCATCTTGGTAAAGCAAGAATGGCTCATCTAAATTAAGGATCGATGGCAGGCAGTCTGCATCCACACCAACACATACCGTCTTGCGAACTATGCCCGTCTTACGGTACAGATCAATGCTAAGAGTTCCAAGATCATCGGCATCGTTGTACTCGATCTCAGGGAAGTCTGCCTCAGCAGGAAAGTGCGTTTCGCCATTGATGTATAAGTTATCGAAGTAAACCAAGATAGATAAGAAGTCAAGCACGTACTCAGGCAATCTGCCAAAGAAGTAGGTGTGCTTCTTTCTGCGATCAACATAAGAGGCGTGCCACCTTCCAGAAGCATAACGGAATAGATCTGCATCGGTGTCGTATTGCGCTTGGTATCTTCTACCTTCCAACCTGATCGAAGGCAGGAATGATGATCCGTAGAAAGCAAAACCAAATTGATTCTCACCGTTGCAGCCTTCTAACTTAAAGTAATCACATCCACTGTATTCGCCTAATGAGATCACATCGCTGTACCGGTCATAGTTAACCGATGTGTAGATTGCTCTTAGTGTTACCTTGCTGATCTCGATAAGCGATGGTGTGCCTCCTATCTGAGATCCAAACAAGCTAACATTGCCCGATGATGTTGGAGTGAATACAATCGTTGTAACGCCTGCCGTTGTGATAGGTGAGCCGTAGGTAGTTCCGTCAACAGATACACGCAGCCTTGCGTTGCTAATGGCATCCACAGTGATCTCAATCGAATACTCAACTCCCTCGCATACTTCGGTTACCGATTCAAGGTATGCACTCTCGCCACTGCCCAATCCGATGCTGGCTAAGTTTGGATCGATCACCCAATTCGTTGTTCCTGTGCCAAGCACTGAACTCCAACTCGGCACTCCTGATCTTGTTGCATTGAAGTAAGGATTGGCGATGAAGTATTGACCGCATAAGTTAGTGCAATACTCGGCAATGGCTAAACGATAGCAGCCTGCTGATAATGCCACATCAACCATCGAGAAGCCAGCAGTAAGATACTGATCTGTGGTAGTTATGGTTGGATCAATCCTTGCGACAATGGTATTGACATCATCAGCATCCACCACGCCCAAGAACAAGCCACCATTAGGAATGCCAACCAAGCTAATGAATACAAAGCTACCTACAAATGACGAGCCTGTTATTGTTACACTTATGCTGCTGTTGGTAAGTAGGTGAGGAGTGTCAAAGTAAAGTGTATGCGTGCCTGCTGCTGTGATTGTTTGAGTTGATGCTCCTGATACGCCAACAACCAAAGAGCCGATGATGTCAGACACCTCAACCACCACCCTGATAACGCCATACATATCTTGCGGATAGAATGGCTGACTGAAGAAGCCTGATGCTGATGGCGCAGTTGATATAATTGTCGATCCGCTTTCTTCCCAATCCTGCACAGTGATAGCACCGCCAAAAGTTCCAGAGTCATTGCAGGGAGTCGATTCAAGTTGGAAGAATATCTCATCATCGAAATCGACAAGTTGCTTGAAGCCATCGCCTCCGCATCCGCAGTCGGTTGATAGTTCTGCCGATGGCTTGAATACTATTGGTTGGTTAGGTATGGAGTTGTAACTCATCGGAGGATCTCGTTAGACTTTAGTACAAATTTAGCGTTTTGCCTTATAACAGATTGAACTTCCATCGTTTTAATGTAGCCATCAATGACCGCCAATGAATCCTCTGTGCGCCCTAACTCAATCGGTGATGATGTTTGGTTGATGATCGATGTGATCTCATTCATTGACAATGGTCGCTCGAACTGATAAAGAAAACTTCTTATATCATCGGTATTGACAGCCTGCAATTCTTCAGGATTAAATGGCTCGCCTTGAATAGTGAACCTCATTGTTAGATCGGTAGTCCAAACATCAACTTGAACCAACTCCTCATAAGTAGGATCTGTAACAATTCCCGTTACATCTGCCCTTATTATATCGCCAACATTACAAACTAACTGAGTGTTGACTATAACCACACCAACTGTAAAAGGCGCTGGCGTTTCAAGAGGAGATTCAACTCTTGCAACCTCAACATCAGAACTATCAAACTGAATTACTAATGCCTTAAATGATCCTTGACCTCCGTACTCAACATCATTTATAAATACTTCAAACCTTAGAAAGACATTATAGATTCCAGCCTGTTGAACCACATATTGATTACCTACAAAATTAACATTTGAAATAATTATATCATTCCAATTGTAATACGTTCCAACCCACTCTTGAAAGGATGTGAACTCAGTTGAAATAATCTTCCAATTTAAGTTTGGAGTTGTAATCGCTGATGCTTCTGATAGTGTAGATGTAGGATCGAATGGTTCTTCTAAGAATGAATACAAAGAATTAGGATATCCATTGATCCACCTTGCAGATACCTGATCATTTGTAAAGCCACCATTGAAAACACTTTGCCCGATTCCGTATGGATCATATTGCTTTGCTTCAAAGTATGGCGTAACGCCACCAAAGTAAGCTACTTGAATTATGATATTAGCTGTGTCGTTTGACTCACTGTTAAACCTTACAATGTCCTCGATGGAATTGGTGTCGAAGATAATCTCTGAAGCCTCAACATTTAGGATGTTTGAAGTATTGCACTCGCCCGTAAATCCAAACCTCTCCTTCCTAAATCCTCTGAATGGCGTTTGAATAAATGTTAGTGATTGAGGTGGATCATTTGTAGAACTTGAATCACTCGACTCCAGCACAGGGTTGTTGCCAAATTGCACAGCAGCATAAATCTTTTGAGTATCGAACCTAAACTCAATCTCAGGTTGATCGATCAATGATGCTGATTGATTTAACTGATAGAAGTATTCAATAGGCTCAATCCTTATCACTGGTCTATTGTTCGCCTGCTTAAAGAATCCAATCCCCAAATTGTATTTAGCCCGAAGATCTCTGTACAGATCCTCAAAACTAACTACGATCTCAATATCTTGGTTAGTCCTTATTGATCTGCCATTGGTGATGCAGATGGTATCAGTATCGGAAGGAAAAGTTGTAAAGAAGTCAGAAGCAAAGTCAACAAGATTGTCACTCATACAGCCAATCAAATGAGCAAAGGCATCATAGACAGCAACCCCACGCCCAGAGTCAACAAAGCTAACAGGGTTAGCAGGATTGAACAACACCAACAATCGCCTCGCTGGTGGAGTGATCGGTTCAAGATTCTTTGTGACTGTGCAACTTAATGAGAATGGAATTCCTTTATTGTTGTTGATCTTAGTTGAGAATGATTCATCGTACAGTTTGGTCTTGACTTGGCACTTGTCTAACTCGAAAACGCTTTCAGTAATTATGATGTAGCCATCCACCAATCGCTCCCAAGAGTTCTGACATCTGTACTGCACTTGCACCCTAATAAGTTGGCAGAAGGTGCGATCAATTACCTTGTTAAATAGGTACTGATAAGCAGTGCCATCGAAGATAAGATCATTGTTGAACGACACCACCCTTGAACCTATCGAATCATCCTCAGCGATATTGAATCCAAAGTCCTCAGGGTTTAATGGCTGCCCCCGATCAAGCCCATCCATCAGGAATTTAATCTCTATTGCCATAGGTATCTTGAATCAGATGAGTTGATGTTAACCACAGTTGACTTATTTTTCAAATCCCTGCGAAGCCCTTTGATCTCTTTCTCCATCGACTTGCTATTCAGCGAGGCGTTAACGGTTACATTAGAGCCTCTGTTCTTAGCAGCGAAATCCATCAATGCAGGACGAACATATCTTTCATCTACATACTTCTTAAATGCTGCCGATGATCTATTCATTGCATCAAGCGCATCCCGATGCCGAGCCACTGATGATCTGTTTACTACGAATTCACCCTTCTCTGCTTCGATCATCGTACCGCCAGCCTCGTGGCTTTGTCCACCAACTATACCACCCTTCTTGAATTTAGGCAATGGCTTTGCTGCAATGGCAGCAATCTGAATACCTCCGATGATACCAGCAGCGACTTGGAAAGGAATCGCAGCAGGATAACCAAGTTGCGCTCCCGTCTTAACGATTGAAACAGCCAAGTCAATACCAGCCTGAAACAATGCTTGTGCTTTATCTCGCTTGGCTTGCTTTTGCTTTTCTTGTACAATGGCTCTGTCGGCTCTTAGCTGTGCTGCCTCTCGCTGCCTGATCTTGCTGCTTTCAAAGTCAGTGCTTTCATTGATGGCTGCGATCTCAGTATCTCTAACTTGCTCGATGCTGGCAATCCTATTCTCTGATGCTTGCTTCTGAAATTCAACTATGGCATTAAACACTTCAAGTGTTGTATCAACTAATTCAATAGCATCATTGATTCCTTGCTCGGTAGTTTTTCTGCGTTCTTCTCTGATAGCTTGCTCAGTTTCTGCATTGATCAACTCAATGGCAGTAGCACTACCTTCCGCTGCCTCAATCCTTTTCTTAGCCTCTAATTCTATAAGTTGAATCCTTCTATTTAGTGAACTGCCTTCAACGATCTCTAATGTCTTTATGATATTGATCTGATCATCTAAGCCAGCAATCACAAGCTTGCTTCGTTCTTCTGCTGCCTTCTCAGCATCTTGCTTGGCTTTCTCTGCTGCTTCCTTTTCTTTGGCTGCCTTGTCATCAAGTGCCTTCTGATCTATAACCGCAATCTGCTTAACTGCATTCTCTTTTATTGCTGCGATGGAATCAGATAGCTTCTTCTCTTCGATCAGGTTTCCAGCGAACCTTGCATCATCAAATGTCTTTTGAAGTTCTGCGATCTTGTTATTGCTTTCGTTAAGTACCTTCTCACGCTCATCGAGTTGATCTTGGAAGATTTCAAGTTCTTGCTTTGCCAAGTTCTCACGTGCCTTTGCCACATCTTCGGCTGCTTTCTTTTCTGCCTCTGCTCTTTTCTTTGCTGCCTCCTGTGCCTTCTCAGTTGCCTCACGTTCTACATTGTTTCGGATGACGATGATCTTTGCACTGGCATCAAACACCGCCTTAACCGCTGCATCGTTTATCTCCTTAGACTTTGCCTTCTCCTCATCACTCAACTTGCTTAACGTGCCTGCCTTCTTTACATAGTCAGCAATGATCGCTCGGTTGGCATCAATCACCGCTTGCTCCTTTTGGATCTCTAATTGAACGGTGTTTCGTCCTGCTGACTTCTCAATATCAATCTGCCTTTCGATCCGTTCAACCACTGCATCGGCTGCTTTTGTTTGCTTCTTGGCAGCAGATTCAAAAGCAGCAGCAGCCTTATCCGCTTCATCAGATACTCCAACAAAATCTTTGATGGTATCGATCACACTGCCGATTGCCTGACTAACTTCTTTGAATCCCGGTATTGCGTTTGACAGTACCTTCTTTACTTTATCAAAGTTCTGAATCAATGCTATCACTCCGAGAACTAACAAGCCGATCCCTGTGGCTGCTAATGCCAATCTAAAGACCTTTAATGCGCCCGTTGTTGTTCCAACCACTAAACCATAGGCAGCCTGTGCGTTAGTCAGTACAAGAGTCTTAATCTTACTTTCTTCAAGTAGTAGGTTTGAGATCTGCTGCACACCGTTGGCGATGGCTGTGGCTGCTTGAACTTTAAGTAGGTTCTTTTGTAACTCTTCTGATTCGCTGCCGAACAATGCTGCTGCACCTTGTGCAATCTCAAAGCCAGCAGCAAGACCTTGCGTGGCTTGAACTGCTGCATCGAACTTGAATGTATCTGATGCAAGGTTTGATACTCTTGCTCTGGTATCTCCAATCTGATCTTCAAGCCTTGCTGCTTCCAGAATCAACTTCTTGAACTCAGCCGTTCCGCCCTTGCCTGCCTCTTCAAGTGCATTGAGGTCATTACGCAATCCACGCAATACTCGTGTTAGCGGTACGCCTTTCTTATTCAGATCATCAAATGCTTTGTTCTGATCGGCAAGTGCTTTCTTAACTTCGCTGCCTGAGAATGCTGCTGCAATGCTTTTGCCTGCACTCTTGTAGGTATCGGCTACCTTCTTTGAACTCTCCTGCGCTGATGCAACAACGGCATCGTTGGCTTTATTAACTTCATTAACTGTTGCCTTCAGGCTCGTTGCCTCGGCTTCGTATATGATTTCAACCTTTGCTGCCATTGTTTTGAGCCTTTATTTGAGCCTCAAATTTAAGCAAATAAGTTAACACATCCGATCTCATTAACTCATTGAACTCGGAGATTGATCCTCCTGCCAATGCCATCACTTGCTCTCTGAAGATGTCGGTTGTTCTCTTAGCCCTGCTTTGCGGTGAGAACTCAGTTGGCGTAACGCCTCTTGTAGTTTGCGAACTTCGTGCGTGTTGTACTCCCAGAGCGTTTGAAATTCGTCCGCTGAAATATTGAATAAGGGCATCAGCGGCTCGATACCCAGATTGTAAAAAAAATCGTGCGCCCCTCCATTGCTCAATTCCTCAAACAAGGTTAACTTCTGTTGATGGATGTCAGGGTTGATCTCGGCAGGGTTCTCATCTGATCTGATGATCCAAGTCGCTGCGATGTTTAACAAGAGATCCCGATGGATGACTGTGTTCTGCCGTTCTCTGATAACGTGAATGTATGCTCCCATCAATGCTGCGGTCTTAGGGTTAGCCAAGCCAGCAGATAAAGCCTTCTCCATTTCGTTGAGGATCTTATCCATCTCGCCACCACTTAACCCACTGCTCAACCTTTCCATCAGGCTCATCGACATTGCGAATCGCTCCAATGGCATATTCACTTCTTTGGGGAATCGGTAATATGTGTGCTGCCCTTTCTTAAATACCTCAACTAAGTTGTATGTTGACTTGTGGTTGTTACTGCGCAAAAATATTGATCGCAGTCGATCTGCGAATCTTTTGGATGATTTCATCTAATGAGTTATTTGTTTTAATTTCAGAATTGTCCTTCAAGATCACCACCGTTCCATCTTCATCGTCCGCCTCGAAGCAATGGCTGATAAAGTCAACATTGACAATCGTATCGGCTACCTTTCGATTCACGCCAAGCACCTCATCAATATCGTTGCTGTGATATACTGCTGAAACGATGATGAAGCCAGTCATGTGATCTACCACCTTTGCACTGGACATTCGGCATCAGGTACTCTTGTCTTGGCAGGCAGGAAGCATCCGCACTCTTTGCAAGTGTTGGTTAGCTTCTGATGGTACGGGCAAACCACGCACTCCATCATCCGCTTCCTTGATAGCTTTCTGCTTGTCTTAGTATCGAAGCACCACAGCATCCAGCCGTGAAGGATCATCTTGATCTTCTTTAACATTCGATGCAGTCGATTAGGTTAATAACTCCAATATCTTCAGCATCGGCATTGCTGTTCACTACCGAGAAGCTAATGCAAGTATATTCAACCTCACAGATGGTGAACACTTCGCAGCCTCTCAGGCTGATCGTATAGCCTTGCAGTGGATCGATCTTCGCTCCGACAATGGTAAGCATTCCATCTTCATCTGATTCGCTGCCGTAGAAGGTTTGAATCTTGCCCGTTGCATTGTGCTTAATGTCCACCACATAAGTAGCATCGGCAGGCACTACTCCGAAGGTAATGCCCTCGTTGCAGTAGTCAACTATTATTCCAGAATCAAAGCAATTTGAACATACGCTCATAAGTATCTCTTTAAGATTGCGTTTACAAAGTAACGGAAACAATCTAAAAAGTCTGCTCGCTCTGCGATGTTTTTACGATTGCTTTTTATGATCCCACCATTGGCATCGCATTGCACTTGCTTGGCATCGAATACAAAGCCCTTGCATCGCTTGGAGTTGGCACGAATATCCAATCTTCTCAGTGCTGCATTGCAATCGATCCTGCTGTTGTAGTGGGTAGGGTTGGCAGGGATCATAAACTGAGAGTCTGACAACCTCAACCTCCGCTTGATCTGAGTGTAGGCAGAGGAGTTATCTCGCTGCTGCACTGTGCCACCTTTACCCATCGCATCGCCTGTGATCCTGATCAAGCCCATTGGAATGCTTAACGCTTCCACAGCATCGCAGAACGCATCCACGCTGCCCTTGTCGATCTTGATCTCATCCACCACTATCGCACCCCTGCCTACTTGCTGGATGACCAAAGCACATAACGGGTTAATGTTAAAATCGACTGACACGAACACAGGTAGGTTGGGATTAAGTTGGATGCTATCATCTATGTGCCTATCATCGTTCCACTCATACAAGAACGGGTTGGCAACATCATCGGCAATATCCCAATCGCCCTCAACGAATCTCTGGTATTGGATCGGAGGTAGTTCTTTGAGCGATTCAAGGTACTCGATAGGGATGTATGGGTTGTCAGTGATCTTGGATGGAATGTAACTCCACCTATCGGGCAAGGTGTTGCTGCGATACTTCTCGTAGATGATTGTTTTAACCCAATTATTAGATGGGTTGCAAGTTGCCAAGCAAACTATGGGAGGCTTGCCTTGTGCCTTATTCCAACTGCCGATCCTTTCCTGCACCTTGTAGAAGGTTGGCTCTTGCAGTTCGTTCACCTCATCCAGCCCTGCACCATTAACCTCCAAGCCCCTGAATCTATTAAGTTCTTTATCATCGTCATAACTCTCAGCCATAAAGATCAACTCACTGCCGTTGTTGAATGTTACTACGTTGGTGTCCCGATTCCAAGATCTGATCTTCTGGTCAAGCCCATCACTAAGCAATCCCGTAAAAGATGGGAAGGTGGTACGCTTTAAGTCAGGCAAACTCTTGCGGATGATCACCCATCGAGATCCTGCATAGGTCAGAGCCAGGTTAGCAAGTGTCAGAAGTAGCCAATAAGTTTTTCCACCACGTATACCGCCCCCGAACACAATAACTCGATACTCACCATTGATGGCTTGATCAAAGGCTACTGTCTGCGTTTCGGTTAGGCGGTAACTCATTCACTGCTTCGCTCTGTGCGGATGATCACCAATGGCTCGGTTGTGTTAATAGTGCTTTCACCGTTATTGCTCCATCTACCTCGCTGCCTATTCGATAGCCAGTGCTTGGCTGCTGCGGTGTCCGATGGTAGCTGCTTGTGCAGTTTAACGATCTCGCCATCCTTAGTAACTGCCTCCTCAACTATCGTAACTCCTAACGCTCTCTCATACATCGACCTTGCTACTTTGGCATCTGCATCCTCCTTCCCACGCATTAATGACTCTAAAAAGGTGGGATGGTCGTGCTTCCAATTGTGGATGGTTGCCTCGCAAATCTCAAATGCTGCTGCTATCTGCACATCACTAAGCCCAAGCAATGCGAGATTGAATGCTCTCTCATCGTGATCAGGTGTGTAGTCTGTTGGTCTGCCAGTTTTCTTTTTCATTTTGCTCTTGCTTTGCGATACTTGTCTGCTTCAGCATAGGCGATGGCAACTGCTTGATCTTGATTGTAGCCTTCGCTTATTAGCTTGCGGATGTTCATCTGAATTATCTGCTCTGTATCTCCCTGAAATAATGGCATAGCTTTATTGTTATTGACCTACAAAGATATTAAAGAATCTACAAACTGCGACTCTCGAAGCCTATTGAGGTTATGCCCGATGTCGACCATCTTCTTATACTGCGATGGATAGATCACCAACTTCCTTAACTTACCTTCAATGTACGCCATCGTGGTATAGATCTCATTGCCAGCCCGATCTTCTGCATTGACTAAGATGCCGAAGTTATACTCAGGCTTGTCGGTTGGCATAATCACCTTGTTGGTATTGATGAACATCTTGAGATCTTTATGCGTTACCGCCACCGCTACATCATACTCCCAACTTGCTCGACTGAGATAACCGAAGTAAAAGTAATTGCCCTCCATCATTGCATCAACGAAGATGCCTGCCCTGATTCTTGTTGTCATTGTGCTGCTGTTTTAATATCTCAAATTCTACGTGATGGTCAATAAACTTCTTTAGCTGATCAACTTCTTTCAATCCACAGCGAAAAGCCCATTGTGCTATCTCCTGTGCGTTCATTGGTCTTGAATCGGGAGAATCCATTAGACAAGATATTTGATAGTCTTAAAAGGCATCACATTGCTATCGTTGTAAAGATCGATGCAGTGTTCAATCACTGTTGCTATGCTCATCATAAATGCCTCCTCTGGCGTGTCTGCTCCGTAGGCTTCATCCTTCGGCAGCCAAGTGTTATCTGATACTACTTCGCCCTCCCTGATGAAGATGCCATTGAGCAAAGTGCTGTTGCCCAAGTATGGCTCTGTGGTAAATTCAAGATCGAACTCCTCACGCAGGAATGCACGTAGGCAATCCTTGCCGTTATATCCGATCTCTTTTAGTTTGCTCATCTCATCATTGGTGAGCAGTAGATTAAGTTGGTTGCTGTTTAACTGTTTCATTGTTAGAATTGTTCTTTGTGTTTAAGGTTCTTAGTTCAATATTAGTGTTATAATTATAATCCATTGAGCAATTCCAAGAAACCAATGAATTGCCTTATCTGAATCAAACAACATACATTCTAAAAAATAGGCTTTAATTATCTTCATCTTAAAATTGTGAATAGGTGTCGATGCGCTTCTTAACGGTGTCGATGAATCGCTCCATCATTGCCGAATAGTAACTGTTAAAATCTGAATGTCCTTCCTTGTTAGCCTCAAACAGCACGTACAAGGCTG